TAAACGATATCTTTGATCTGCGAAACGCTGGTGCACTATCGAATTATTATCAGACTCAGCAGTACATGAGTACCATTGATCTGTTGCTTAACGGAACCGAGCAGGTTCGGTTTAACCGTCATATGAACAGATTGTACATTGATGCTGACTGGGGAGAGGATCTTAAGGAGAACGATTACGTCATCGTTGATGCCTATCGTATCGTAGATCCTGATACACATACCGATGTATATAACGATATGTTCCTTAAGAGATATGCGGTTGCTCTGATTAAAAAGCAATGGGGCGCAAACCTAATTAAGTTTGAGGGCATGCAACTTCCAGGAGGTGTTACCCTGAACGGCAGACAACTGTATGATGATGCTGTAACCGAGATCGCAGCGGTCGAGGAACAGATGCAGCTTAAGTATGAAATGCCACCAGATTTCTTCATGGGATAACACATGGCAACGAACGTATTCTTTTCACCCAAGGTTAGAACAGAGCAGCACCTCTACGAGGACATCGTAATTGAGGCACTGCAGATGTATGGCCAGGATGTCTATTATATTCCTAGGTCACAGATAACTCAGGACGTGATTCTTAATGATGATTACTCAGAGTTCAAGGATAGCTACGCCATTGAGATGTATATCGCTAACACCGAAGGGTTTGAGGGTGAAGGAAACCTTATGTCTAAGTTTGGCCTTGAGATCAGGGACCAAGCAACATTCGTTGTGGCTAAGAGAAGATTTGGTCAGCTCGTAGACATTCCCGATAACTCACTTAGGGAGGACAGACCAAGAGAAGGCGATTTGGTATATCTTCCTTTGTCTAAATCACTCTTTGAGATTAAGTTCGTTGAACACGAGAAGCCGTTCTATCAAGTAAGTCAGTTACCTACATACGAATTGCAGTGTGAGCTGTTTGAGTACGGTTCAGAAAAATTCGACACTTCAATCGAAGAACTCGATCGTTTCGAGCAACTATACGCGACACGAGAAACGCTTCTCGTCGATGGTGGTGTGTATGGATTCGCACCAGGAGATCGTATCGAACAACAGCTTGTTCCTTTCAAGGAATCCTCGGCGTCAGCTCAGACAACATTAGTTTCTAGTTCGGTTGATACCGTAGCAATTACCGAAGGAGGATTTGGTTATACTTCAGTTCCTTCTGTTGTCTTTGAGGCACCGCCAAGTGGAGCTACCGCTCAAGGTACCGCAGTGCTTACGGACGGTGTCGTAACGAGTATAACTATAACTGACCCAGGTAATGGTTATCTTATTGAACCTGGTGTCACGATTTCTCCTTCACCGGCCGCCGATATTCCTGCGGTTAAGATCACTGGTGAGATCGCCACGTTTGACGAAACACGAGCTGCTGCTGGATTGGTTACTCGTCAGGCAAGAATCCAAGTCGTTGATGTTCGGTCAAGTCTAGGAGACACTAAGACTTTCCTACCAACAGACCTATCAAACAACATTGGTAAGATCACTCACTTGACCGATGCAAACAACAATTGGTCCATTGTTACTGTGTACAAGGTTGGTAGTGATGGGTTTGATATACCACAAGAACCGCTTTCTCAGAACGAAGACTTTGAGACCGAAGCAGATTCAATCATTGATTTCTCTGAATCTAATCCATTCGGCGATCCAAGTACGGAGTAATAGATTATGTTTTCAGGCCATTACTATCACGAACACATCAAAAGAGCGGTAGCCGTTTTTGGCACATTGTTCAACAACATGTCCGTCGTTAAAAAGAACGGAAGTGGAAATGTTATATCGACCATCAAGGTACCTCTTGCGTATGGCCCTAGACAAAAGTTTCTTGCAAGGATTCAGGACGAAAAGTATTTAACCGATCCTAAGCTTGCGATTCGTTTACCTCGTATGTCGTTTGAGATCGTATCAATGACGTATGACACAAACACAAAACTACAAAAAGGTGTCACTAGAACACTTGCGTCTTCTGACCCGACCAAAAAGCAAACCATTCTTAACCCAGTTGGTTATCGTATGGGACTGCAGTTAAACATTATGACAAAGAATCAGGACGAGGCATTACAGCTACTCGAGCAAATTCTTCCATACTTCCAACCGGAATACACTGTAACCGTAAAGGAAGTTCAAAATAATTTTAAGTCTGATATGCCATTCGTACTTCAGTCAGTAACAATGTCTGATGACTATGAGGGTGATTTTCTTTCACGCCGTGCCATCATTTACACACTTGAGTTTGAGACTCGTGTAAGGTTCTATGGACCGTTGAGCGATAAGGGAATCATTCGTAGAGTCGATGCAACGTTCGCTGATACTGAAATGACTGTTAATGATGAACCATACCAAACACAAAAGATTTACATCTCACCTAGTACCGCTCAAGAAACGGATGACTATGATATTGAGGTTGAACTGATTAATCCAATTCCTGACACTGTTGTGATATCATTCACGACAAGCTCAGGAACATTTACCGTTGGCGAAAGCGTCACTGGTAGTACATCAGGAACAGTTGGCCGTATAAGTGCAGTGACAGGATCGACTATTACGGTTGATTCTCCAGACGGAAGATTCACCGATACCGAAACAGTTACAGGGGTAACCTCTGCGGCCACACTAACGGTTGATTCTTCCGCGGATTCTTGGGTGTTGTATGACGGATAATCCTACCAAAGAAATTGATGACGATTACGAATACGCTCGTGCTAAATACTATAACTTAGCTGAAAAGGGTGATGAAGCAATCGATCTAATGATGGAACTTGCTCGTGAGAGTGAGCACCCTCGTGCGTTTGAGGTTTTGTCAAACATGATGAAACAGAACGCAGAGATCACCGACAGATTGATGGATCTTCAAAAGAAGAAAAAGGAAATCAAACTGGATCCTAATAAAAGGTTGCCAAACTTAACTCAGAATAATGTTTATGTGGGATCCACTACGGATCTACAGCGTATGTTACATAATAAGAAAAAAGAAAAAGCAGTTATAGATCATGAGCCAAAGTCGAATAACGAATAACGAGTTCGGCTACCTCGGCAACCCAAACATTAAAAGGGATGGTGTCGAGCAAGAGTGGACTCAGGAAGAAATCAAAGAATACGCAAAGTGTATGAACGATCCTGTATACTTTGCGGTTAAGTACTGTAAGATCATTTCTCTGGATAAAGGATTGGTTCCGTTTGACCTATATCCGTATCAAGAAAAAATGTTTCACCACTTTAATAAGAATAGATTCTCAATTGTTTTAGCGTGTCGTCAGTCAGGTAAATCGATATCATCGGTTACTTATCTGCTGTGGTATGCAGTTTTTAATCCAGAGAAAACTATTGCTGTACTAGCGAACAAAGGCTCAACCGCTCGTGAAATGCTATCGCGTATTACGATTATGTTAGAGAACCTTCCGTTCTTTCTTCAACCCGGTTGTAAAATTGTAAACAAATCCAACATTGACTTTTCTAATAACTCTCGCATTATTGCTGCCGCTACCTCCGGATCCTCAATTCGAGGTATGTCTGTCAACCTACTCTTCCTTGACGAATTTGCCTTTGTCGAGAACGACGCAGAGTTTTACACCTCAACATATCCAGTTGTGTCAGCGGGTGCGGATACCAAGGTCATTATCACATCGACGGCAAACGGCGTCGGAAACGTATTTCATAGAATCTGGGAAGGTGCAGTTCAGACAACCAATGACTATAAATCATTCAAGGTCGATTGGTGGGACGTCCCAGGAAGGGATGAGGAATGGAAAAGACAGACCATTGCCAATACATCTGAACTTCAGTTTAACCAAGAATTTGGAAACACGTTTCACGGAACAGGAAACACCCTGATCGCGGCTGATGCTCTATTAAAACTTCAGGCGCAACATCCAGTATACGTTCAGGACAACGTCAAGGTATACGAAAAACCACAACGGGATCATCAGTACATGATGTTCGTTGATGTAGCGAAGGGAAGAGGGCAGGATTACTCCACCTTTACGGTGATTGATATATCAGTGCGACCTTTCAAACAGGTGGCAGTATATCGTGACAATGTTATCTCTCCATTGCTCTTTCCTGACATTATTTATAAATATGCCATGACTTTTAACGAAGCATACGTGGTTATTGAGTCAAATGATGCAGGGCAGGTTGTATGTAATGGGTTGTATTATGATCTTGAGTATGAGAATTGTTATGTAGAATCGATGGTGAAAGCAAACGCTATCGGTGTAACCATGACTCGTAAGATCAAACGAATAGGGTGTTCAAACATAAAGGACTTAGTCGAACAGTTTAAGATTGAGATCGTTGACGCGGATACTATTATTGAAATGTCAACCTTTGTGGCTAGAGGAGCTTCATACGAGGCATCTGATAATAACCATGATGACTTAATGATGAACCTAGTATTGTTTGGTTGGTTCTCCACCAACCCGTTCTTTAACGAAATGACGGATATTAACGTTAAGGATATGATATACGCGGAACAGATTAAAATGATTGAGGAGGATTTGGTACCGTTCGGCGTTGTCAATGATGGTCGTGAACCTGAGTATATCTACGAAGGCGGGGATATGTGGAAGGTTGACGACGAAGGTAGTCTATACTAGAGATATGATTATTTATAAATAAATACATGAGAAACCGTCGTATTATGAAAATCTTATCTATTAAACTCAATGAGGGGAAAAGCACATGGCATTTCTAGTAAGCCCAGGTGTTGAGGTCAAAGAAATTGATCTGACCAGCGTAGTCCCAGCTGTATCTACATCAATAGGAGCCGTTGCCGGACATTTCCGCTGGGGCCCTGTTGAAGAAGTAGTTACTGTTGGTTCTGAAAAGGAATTGGTCAACAAATTCGGAGAACCCAGCGCCACAATCTATAATGATTTCCTTAATGCTGCATCATTTTTGCAGTATGGAAACAACCTAAAAGTCTACCGTGGTGTAGGCACAGCAGTTAACGCGGACAGCGGTACTGATTCTGGGGACGCAAACGTTCTCGTTAAGAATGAGGACCACTATGATTCGCTAACACTAACAGGTACAGGCGAGTTCATCGCTAAGTATCCTGGAGCTCTTGGAAACTCGCTAAAGGTAGTCGTAATTAAGAATACCTCTTGGGGCGTTGATTCAGATGCAGCTTCTGTCTCTTGGCAGAGCCAATTCGATATCACACCCGATGCTGGCGAAGTACACGTTCTCGTACTTGATGAGGATGGCGACATTTCTGGTTCAGCGAACACTGTTCTTGAAAAGTTTGCTAATCTATCAGTTACGGCTGGAGCTAAAAACGATGATGGATCATCCAAGTATATCAACGACGTAATTAACCGTACCTCGAAATGGGTATGGGTTGGTTCCGATGCAGTAAGCGCAACGGGTACTGACGATGATGAGTTTACGTTGTCTGGTGGTACTGATGTTGCACCATCCAGTGTAGCTGCACTTTACTCAACAGCATTCGGTGATTCAGAAACTTTGGATGTAAACCTTATCATTGGTGGAGCGGTAAGCTCAACTGATGCTAATACTATCATCGCAGTCGCGGCCGCAAGAAAGGATTGCGTCGCGTTCGTATCACCACCAATCGTTACTGCAACCGCAGCAGCAACAAAAACATGGGCAGACTCCATCAACTCATCCTCATACGGTGTGCTTGATTCAGGAGTCATTTATGTCTACGACAAGTACAACGATGCATATCGTTGGATCGGTAACTCAGGTAACACTGCAGGTCTTTGTGCCTATACTGATGGTGTCGCAGATGCATGGTTCTCCCCTGCTGGTTTCACACGTGGAGTAATTCGCGGTGTAACTAAGTTGAAGTTTAACCCAACACAAGCCGAAAGAGATACTTTGTACAAGGCTCGAGTGAATCCTATCGCTTCGTTCCCAGGACAAGGAATCGTTCTTTACGGTGACAAAACTGCACAGAGTAAACCTTCTGCATTTGATCGTATTAACGTTCGCAGACTGTTTATTACTATGGAGAAGGCAATCTCAACCGCTGCTAAGTTTCAGTTGTTTGAGTTTAACGATGAGTTCACCAGAGCTCAGTTCAGGAATTTGGTCGAGCCATTCCTGAGAGATATTCAGGGTCGTCGTGGTGTCACTGACTTCGCTGTTGTTTGTGACGAGACAAATAACACCGGTGAAGTAATTGATTCTAATCGCTTCGTCGCAGATATCTTTGTCAAGCCTGCTCGTTCTATCAACTTTATCACGCTAAACTTTATCGCCACTCGTACTGGTGTAGAGTTCAGCGAGGTCGTTGGACAATAAGGAGAGTAAGAGATGGCAATTTTAGGAGTAGATGACTTTAAGTCAAAGCTCGTAGGTGGCGGTGCACGTTCCAACCTTTTCAAGGCCACTGTTAACTTTCCTAGTTACGCGGCCGGCAACGTCGAGCTGACATCCTTCATGTGTAAGGCTGCTCAGTTACCTGCATCAATCATTGCACCTATCACGGTACCATTCCGTGGTCGTCAGGTACAATTTGCAGGTGATCGTACGTTTGAACCTTGGAATATCACTATCAT